CCAATCTTGCTTGCATCGAACTTGTCAAATTTATGGGGTGAACCATGCCACACAATAGCGCCGGTTTGCGGGTTCATCGCTCTAGGCTTTGCCAAGTTTTCAGCGCCTTGTAATAGCCCTTTTGCAATCTGTGGCGCTTTAGCAGCTGCAACTATTGGGGAAAGCAAGCCAGCAGTTTCACCGGCTACGCTAGCTGCGCCTTGTTGCACAGGGCGCGTAAGGCCTTTTTTCTCCATCCAGTCACTACCAAGAAACGGAGTGCTAGAGACAGGCAATCCAGCCTTTCCAAGAAGCCAATTAATACCATCAATAGGCGCTGATACATTGGATGCAGCGCTGTTAGACATGGCTTGCAAAAAGTCTTGTATTCCGCTCATTTCAATTACCCGTTAAATATCGTTGTTGCACCCACGTTCCCGGCGTACCGCTTGCTATGCATTGCCAGCCTCGAATGACATACTTGCTACCGATTGCGCCTAACTCGCTTGGGTTGGAGTTTTTGATTTCATCGCCTTTGGCATAAGCCCCGCTAGTTGGAGGGGCTTGCAAGGCGTTGTAATTCGCCGCTAGCGTGCCCTCTGATAGCTGGTTGATTTGCCCAATGATTTCCTTTAAGAGGCGGTCAAAATCAGGGTCTAGCCTTTTAAGCGGTGTAAGACCAATCTTCATTCATCACCTTCTGCGGTTAGCGATGCTGTAAGCCCTGATAGCCTGTGATCGCCTGTAAATGAGATAGACCCACGATGCCACCGTCCTGACTGGACGACATCAAACTTACCGTCATTCATCACAGCGGAACAGCAAAGCGTAGGGATTGCTCCTTCTTCTGCTTTTGAGAATGTTTCAATCCGCGCTTCTGTTGGCTTGTAGCCGGGATAGAACCTTGCACGTACTTTCGTTAAAAGCGTGTAGGCGTTATCGTCTCCAATATCCCCAGTAACAAGCGATGAAGATATGGAGGGCGCTGTCAAGGATTGAAGCTGATTGCTTGAATTGAATACAGCAAAAGATTTTCCACCAGACAGCCAAAATTGAGAATCAAAAGAATAGCTGGATAACCCGTCAATCGTTGGACTGAATGAGCCTAACTGATCAATTGATACGCCCGCCGATACGTAATTTAATGCGGCCTGCGGTGTAATATCGACCTTGCCCCATTTTTTGGACGGCAAATGATAGACAAGCGCCTTGTTATTTTCTGCTGAATCAATGGACGGATAAAGTATCCAAACGCAGCGGTTTTGCCTGTCGTAGACGCATTCAGTTTTATATCTGAATTGCGGGCTAGAAACATCATAGAACCACTGTCTAACTTCACCGTAGCCAATTTCAACAGGCCTTGTTCCGTCGAAAATATAGAATGAGTCAGAGCCAACAATGAAGTGCCCTAACGCGCCAATATCGCACCACGCCTTAAGGCCAATACATCCAGCATCGCCGCCCGGTACTTGAATCCAATCCCACACTGTAGGAGCGCCAACAAACCGCCCTAAATGAATAGCTTTTTCTTTGTATGCAACAGCATATTCACCCAGACCGCCACCTGCGGTAATTTTCCCCGGAGAGGACACAAGCTGTCCGCTTGCGCAAAGTGTTGTTATTGACGTTACCCAATCGCTAGCGTCATAAGTTGCGCAACAGTGCCAGCCGTTAGGTTTCTCTATGCCATCATCAACATTCAGCGCCATAAGCTGATTGCCAACTGTGAAAACGATTTTCGCTTTCGGTGCGCTTGCAATATCAGAAAATGCAGCGCCGCTTGACCTTTGTATTTTATTAACGCCGTTCGTCGCTATCGCATCATTGCCGAATTGTGCAAATATCCATTTGGAATCACCCGCACCTAAATAGCTTCCCGTCGAAACATCAGTCCATGCGCCGCTTTGAAGATCGTATAGTTTTGTGAACGTGCCAGCGATAATGCGCCGCAAGTCATCAAGTCTTGTCAGTACAGCCGCGCCCTTGCAGGATGATGCAAGAGCGGGAACGCCGGAAGGAGTTGCCGCGCTTGGTGCGCCCATCATCCCCTGATCAAAAGGGATTAGATTGGAGCATTCTGTGATGACTCCGGGTAGTGTCGGGTCTGCATCAGGGAGAAAGCCTAGGAGCTTATCCATTGCTTAGCCTTATCTGTAGGCCACCTTTGCTGGGCTGTCCACGCTTTTTAATGAATCGTTGTACAGAATCGAGAGCGGATAGTGTTGCCGCCGTCATGGATTCAATCAGCAACTGATTTCTAACATGCCGCGCAGCTTCTAGTGTTGATGCGAACAAATAAAGGTCTTGCGCAATTTCTAAAAGCCAGTTTGTAGGCTGGCTATCGCTTAGAGATGGAAGAGACTTTTTGTAAACAAGACTGTAAGCCTGTGATGCGTCAGCGCCGTAAATTCTCAGATTGCCGCCCTCGATGGTGTAGAAGCGCGGCACTGAATCATGATCCGCTGAACCATCAGAGATATGCATGAAATTAAGCGCAATGCTGCGCCCGCCGTGGCTAATTTTCAGCTCGGAAACATCGCCAAAATCCGAAGGCAATACAACCACGCCGCCCGCTGTAGTTGACCCTGAAACTTCGGCCTCAGCTAGCAGACTTGATGACAACTCACGGCGCAGATACGCCTCTGCTCTATCAATGAAGCCAGGAATTTTTGCGTCTAAATCTGTACGATGAAGCTCAGACTTAACCGCTGCTTTTAGCTCTGTGTAATTCATGCTAAAACCCTGCCTCTTTGTTGATTAAAGTAAGCCGGATATGTGATGTATGCCGGGTTTTCAGAAAGCCATTGAATTGTTGCTTTTTGGCGCTCGCCTTCATTCTGCGAATTGAGGTACAAGTAGTTGATAACAGCGTCAGGCACTACGCCCACAACTTTGCCATCACCCCATCGCATACCCTCTTGAGCTTCGCGCAGCGCCTTAGCTCTTTTAAGGTACGGCTCAGCATCAAAAGTGATCCTTGAAATGGCCGCGCCATCTTCAATAAACACCTTCTTCTGTGTTCCTATTTTGCTTACGCCGTAATCGAACATTTCCATGTTTGAGCCACTTTAAAAATTTGGAGGGGCATTTCACCCCATCGCCTCAGAAGAGGTATTTATCACGCATTAAGGCGTGAGATCGGCAATCTTTGCCTGCGTCTTTGAAGAACGAACGCAAAGCGTTACGTCATAGAGCGTGTGCTCCTTCTCAGAGTCGCCAGTTTTTGCAAGCGCCTCAGTTTTGAAGCCGCGCAAATCTGCAAGCTCGATGTAGTCAGGATTGAGCAAATACACATTGGTAGAACCCACCATCATGTAATGCGGCAATACGTCGATAGCACCGAAATCAGACACAAACACGTCAGCACCAGCAACTACAGTGCCTTGATCTTTGTTGCGAACTTCAAAACGATTCTGAGCGATGCCAGAAAAGCCCGAGAAGGTCGTTTTGTGAGAAGGCGACATGACGGCCACTTTTGCGAATTTGCCGCTGTTGACGAAAAGCGACTGGCAAGCACTGTTAAAGAGAGCTTGCGTAAATGCGCGGTTCGTGCCTGCGGTGATCGCGGTAGTGGGAGCGCCGGAAGTCCATGCAGCGGTAGCGCCTGTGCCGTTGTGTAGCGCATTCTGATAAAGCTGCACAGCCAAACCGCCAGCCTTGCCAGCCACCGAAGTGGTCGCAGCAACAGCGGGGTTCGTGGAGACAATCATAGCTTCCACGTCACGCTTCAAAGCAACCATGTTCATACCGCGAAGGTATTTCATTTCGCTTTCACGGCCTGCCTTCATGACAACTTCTGCACGGCCAGAAACGCCGTAGACCTTTTTGAAAGTCTGGCAGTGGTTGCCTACGCGCTCTGTAGGCGTCTGTGCGGCCATAGAGCTATCGTCACCGTCAATGGCCGCGTTATTCGCGTCAGGTGCGGCGTATACGTCTCGCTGCCACTCGTGGAAGTCGGTACGCGCTTTGGTTTTGCCGAACGCAGACGATAAAGGTGTTTCGTCTTTGTCTGTGTTGAAGATTTTGTCAATCAGGTCTTCACGGCTTCCACGAAGGGAAGCCTTCTGATATAGGTTTGCTGGTACTGGCATGATGAATGCTCCAATTTGCGGTTACAAGATTGCAACCAAGTCATTTAGTTTTGCCCGCCCTGATCTGAATTTCATTTCAGTCTCACGGCTACGGCGCTCTTGCGCGGGTTGTGCTTGTGTTTGTGTTTGTGGGATGCGTACTGCCTGCTGTGCTTTTTGCATAACTTTTGGCTTTTTAGCCATCAGTTCCCGATAGGCAACGGCATCAGCCATAACCTTAACCATGCGATGGTCGTAAACGGTTTCAAGCTCTTGGCTAGTGAAGCCATAGCTCTTGTTCACATCGGAATAAATCTTTGCAAGTTTTGGCTGATCAATACCAGCCTTAGACAACTCTTGCCAAGCCTGACGGCCTTGCTGTTGTCGTTGCATTGAAAGTTGCTGCTCTTGCATAGCTTGCGATTGCTGTCTTTCGGCCTCTATCTGCTGGTTTAGACCAGAAATAAACGCACTGATTTGACGCTGTCGCTGGCTTTCTGCAACCCATGCCGAAGGGTCGGATTGCGCTAGTTGCGCCATCTCTTCTTCGGTTCTGAGTCCAGCCATCTG